TTTGGAGTAAAGTCATCTTTGTATTCCTCTAATAGTTTACGTAATGGTTCAAGACTATTCTCTGCACCGTTAACAAAGTCGAAGCCCAGGTTAGCTACAAGATCACCGACATGCTGTTGGAAAAGTTGAGACAGTGTGTCCTCTGCTATCTCATCCTTGATAGGTTCAGCTATCTCGATACGCTTAAACAAATCTTCATAAGCGTTACGTGTAGCGGTGGTCATGCTTGCATTCATACGGTTGAACACAGCCTGTAAGTCAGACACAGACAGGTCACCATCATAGGTTTCCATAGCTGTATCCAATGCTTGTTTTATCTTACGTACATCCTTACTGAAGATACGCTCAGGGCAACGCACACCCTTGTGGTCATCATAGAAATCTCTACTGAGTAGAGTCTTGACCAGTGCTAGTTCCATCATCTTTATTTATCCTCGCTCTTTCCTCTGCTCTTCTTCGTTCCTCATCATCGAATGATCTGACCATAGGCACAGTCCTATTGTTGTTGTCATAGTCTACTATCACACCAGTATTCCATTTGCAACGTTCTTCCTCTGCATCCTTCAGGTTGTAAAATAACTTAGGCTTGGGATAGTTTTCAAACACTGCACCCTCTGGTACATACATGATGTCACCATCCACGTCAATCACTACTGCTAATCTCATTTACTAACTCCTTTAGTTTCTCCATGTCTTCGTACTCACGATACTTTAAGTCATCAATCAGGTTCATCGCTGTTGTCTTGCGTCCTGTCCATAACTCTATCTCCCTACGATACTCTACTGTCTTGCCGATAGCATCAGGGTCAAGGGCTATGATCACCTTGTCGTACTCCCCTATCTTCTCAAAGTGTTTAGGGTTCATGCTCGTACCCAGGATAGCCATAGCTGTAATGTATGGCAACTCTTGGGCTGCTACAACAGCAGACACGACATCCTCTACTATCACCAGAGTCTTACCAATACCTATAGTGTAGTAGTCAGCCTCGCCTGTGTAGCGATACCACTTGGGGTGCTGCTTCTTACCCACTGCCCTGCCTACAGCATCAACTATTCTACCATCATGTTTGATAGGAAAGACAACACGTTCATCCTTCACATCATACATGGTGTCGCCTATTGCTATGCCCCATCGCCTTACATAGCGTTGGTACTTGGTGTGTGATGCCTTGGGTGTCACCACGTATTCAGGTATCTCCATAGTCTCCTTCCCTTTCTTTATGTTTGTATACGCACGTTGAAACTGTTGCTCATTCATGCGTAGGAATATCTCTGCTGCTGTCATGCCAGTATCATATATGCCACCGACTCTACAGCCTAACTTGAAACAGTTATACTTTAGCTCACCAAATATATTGGCAACAGTAAATGTATTCTTACCTCGACAGTCAGGCGCAGGGCAATCACATCTGTGACGCTCACCATCCTTGAGGTCAAGGCTATTAATAAACTGTCTGATGTCATTCTTCCTCACGTACACCATCTTTACCTCCTCTTGCTGCTAGTGCCTTGCTTGCACCACTGAATGTGTTGACCATGTATGGCTTGACTGATGCTGCATTCTGGTGACCTGTTACTTGCATGATACCTGCTAAGTCAACACCACCCTCCATCATTTCTGTGACCGCTGTCCTACGTAAATCCATAGCTGTAAGTTCTTTAGGTAGATTAGCTTCGTCCAGTATCTTGTTGATATATAAGGATACTTCTTCTTTATCATAAGGTGTATATGCCCCTGCTCTTGGCTTAACTCTTGGTGCTACGTACTCTTGAAATCCAAACTCCTCCTTCTGCTGACGCAGCATTGAACACAAGCCCTGCGAGATAGGGAGGTGAACCTCTGCATTACGCTTGCTCTGAGTCATATCAATACGACAATGGTTTAAGTCTAAACTATCCCATGTAAGAAGCCGAATATCTCCTACACGTTGACCCCAGTCGTATGCCATATGCACAATCAGTCCAATGCTACGCCAACGAAAGTCGCTGTAAGCAGTGTCAAGAAAGATTGACACCTGTTCACGACTCCAATGTACTCTCCTCGGTTTTTCAGTGACGGTCTGTACCAAAGAGATTGGATTGTGAATCATAACATCATGTCGCATGGCATGTTTCCACGCAGCAGAAAGGACACTGCGTCTGTAGTTGGCGGTGCGAACACCAACGTTTAGCCATTGCTCATATGCTTGTGTGATGTGTCGAACTTTCAAGTTCTTACAGCGGTAACCCCCAAGAGTCCTGCCTTCTACCTCTGTCAATATAGCAGCTTGCAAGTGTGCTTCGTAGTCTCTTTGGGAGGAGGACGAGAGCCTACGATATACATCAGAGTGCAAGTAAAAGTCTACTATTTGTGTCAGTGTGGCTGACTGCTTGGGGATATTCATATTACCATTTCCTCCTTACCTTCCAATAAGCCCATGCTCTACTACAATGACCATCGCCAAGCAATGCGTCCAATAGTCGCACGAGATTAGTCTTTCCGTTTCGTTTCCACTCCCAGTTCCTTGCTGAGAAAGTTTGATTTAATCTTCCTCCAAGTACTACGTTTGTCAACACGCTTAGAGCTATCAGTATTCTTACCAGATAACTTACCTGCCCAGTGTGAGACATCATCGAAAGGCGTGTTCTTATCTTGGGTAACATCATCATCATTTACTGGCATGTATAAACCATAGGTAAATAAAACCTATGAAGTACACCACTGTTATCAGTAACGGTACACCTGCTGCTAAAAGTTCGGAACCCATAGTATCCCCTCCTCTTTCTCTTGTTCATGTAGTTTTATGTAGGCTTCCTCAAGTTTAGCCTCTTCCTCTTGACCTTCCCACCAAGCATCATCTGCTCTGCGTCTACAGTCATTGATCACCCTGTCTATGGGTTCAACTTTAGTAATCTGTTGTTCGCTTTGTGTGGGCTTGTATCTCCAATGCCCATTAGCATTCCAGTATCCTTCAGTACGCATGTTCTCTCTTCCTTATCTCAACAGTTAACTTAGGAAACATTTTAAGATACCGTAGCTCGTAGCGTACAGCATCCATGCGGTGCTTGAATGAGTGGTATCCAAACCAGTTACCATCCTGTCCAAACCATACTTCATAACTCATTAGCATATCCTTTCTTTGTTAGTACCATAAGTTCTACTCGATCCCCAACACACGTCAAGTGGTTTTATTTTTCCGTTAGGCAATGCCATGCCTGGGTATCTGTAGTGTGGATTCTCTTTCAAGAATTGTCTTAGTCTTTCTACTTCCATCTTGCGTTGTGTTTGTCGTAACTCTTGGACACACGCAGCCCTACCTGTCCAGTGATCATGCTTGGACATGCAATACTTTTGTATCTGATTGGTATCCTCAACCATCGCTAGTAGTAGTTCGATCATCTTTTAATCCTTTGTATATCATTGCTTCTGCATCTTTATATTGACCTCGTAGCATACAGTCATGCGCCCACCTGAACCATGACATTGCTTTCTTATCATATGTATCAGGTTCACTTTGTATTTCTTCCTTACCGTTACTAGTATAGGAGCCAACCTGATGTAGGTTAAGAAACCCCAACAGGTTAGGCTTGTCAGTGGGTACATCGACAGTCTGATAATCCTTGCCGCAATACTTACGTGCATCAGCTTGTGTACCTGCCCATACACCCTCAGAGTTTTTGTATAGTTTCATGTTGTGTCCTCCACTTATCCCATCGCTTAGTCTTAGGGAATGTTTCCCTGTGTCTACCTTCATGATGCCACTGGTATACAGTACTAGCAGATAGGTCAAACTTTCTAGCTGCTGCTGCTACGTTGTGGAATGTCTCACCAAATAGCCTACACTCTAATTGTTTTTGTATGCGTGTTGGTTCAAACTTTATACGTGCGTGTGCATGTAGTCCTTGTGGTTGCATTACACTTCCTCCATTGAGTCTATCTCTTGTTGCTTATGTCCTATGATTACCATAGCTTCAGCGTTCTGTTCTATCAGTCGCTTGTTGTGTCTCAGTGCAGACTGATACTGTTCTTGTAAGTCACGCACATTACGTTTGAGTATCTCTATCTCATCAGCTTGTGCGAGTATCATCTTTCTGTTTTTCTCAGCTTCCATTTCATCAGGTAGCATTGGTCAACTCCACCCACTGTACACCTTCACCCATAGGTAGGTTAAGGGTATCTCTTTCTTCTTGAGTGTATAGTGAACGTGTGTTGTCACACCATCCGTCAGTCCTAGACCACCATAATCCTTCGTTGTTTTCTATATAGTATTTCATTGTCTTGTATCCCCTTCTAGACAGGCAAGCATCTTTAGTCTCCCTATATACTGGGTGGTTGACATGGTAAGACATATAGTCCCAGTCCATACTGTCTAGTGCATTAGCTAGTAGGTCATGCGTAAAACCCTGAGTCACTATCATGTAAGGCTCACAGTGTTCCTTCACTAGCATTTCTATATACTTAGGTGTCAGGTCAACACCATCCTCCAAGCGTTCATCAAACATAGACTTGAATGACGCTATGCATATCTGTTCAATGTTCATAGTACTCCTCCACCATTTCTAGTAGTTTCTTAGCTTGGTAGTCACCACGTTCTGTCATTTCTTTTAAGTATTTCACAAGCATATCTTTCATGCTTCTTTCCTCCTTGTATCTACAAGCTTCACTTGCTTGGCTAAGTCTACCCTAGTCTCAAAGTATTCTAGCTCTTTGTCTTGGAAGTCACTGAGCCACCACCTGAGTAACTCAGCCGCCTTGATACTATCCACATTACGTTTGTGGAATGACATTGTAAGGTAGGTCATAGCCTCCTCAACTGCCATGCTTGTACTCATGCCCACCTCTATGTTTAGTTTCTTAGATAAGTCTCTCACAGTGTGCATATTTTCTAAGCTCCATTTTTTAGTCATTAGTCCATCCTCACTATTGTATGTCCACCCTTTTTCTTAGGCAGTGCAACGAATGCATAAGGGTATATGTACCCAACACCATCAGGTGTATTGATCAGGAAGTATGGCTCTAGATCATCATCGTCACGAGATACATACTTACCATCGAGTGATACCTTACCACCCATAGGGTAAGGCTCACACCCTGCAGACTGTTGATACTTACGGGCAAAGAACTCCAAGATATTAGCCTCCTGTCTGTCACCCTTGTTCCACTCAATGAACCAAGTCAACAGTAGTCCATTGCCCTCTATGAGTTGACCCCACTCCGAATCAGTGAAGTCAAGTGCTTTGTTTCTTACTATAGCGTTTTGCATTGTGTGTCCTCCTACCCTGCAAAGTGGTATAGTCTACGTTTGGGTACAGCTTGCGTAATGTACAAGCTACGTCTACCAAAGTGATAGCCAGTCATAACATCACCCTGAGATTTACCGTAGCGTTTCTCAATCTTGCGCTTGCGGTATATACCCTTGTTGCCAAGTATGTTGAAACGGAACCCATCAGTACCGTCATTTAGTGGTTTAGTTGCTAGTATTACAAACATGTTTATCTCCTCTCTGTTTGTATTAGTGTGAGTCCACCACGAACCCACTTGTATCTTTCTTAGCTTTACCCTTAGCATAGAGTGCAACGATGTGTCCACCCTTCGGGTCAAGAAATCTTAGATCGTCACTGTCACCATCCACAACTGGATAGCCTTGCCATGTAGTTTTGTGGTACGCTGTACGATATACTACAGCCGCATTCATACCTTGCTCAATAGCCTTGTCGAGTAGCTTGGCATATTCAGGGTTGGCGTTGGAATAGCTCCACGTCAAATGGTAGTTGGGTATATCCTTGCACTTACGATTAGAAATCTTGGTGTAGTCATAGTACTGCACATCAGGGTGCAAATCAAATATGTTGTAGTCACCTAGCTTGATAAGCTCCCATCGTATGTCTGTTGTGCCGTTCAGTCTAACACAAGGTTGAATCCCTCGCTTGTGACAGTATGCACTAAACTTGGTGATGTCCTCATGTAGTTGTTGCATGAAGCTATCACGATCACGATAGAACCACTCGGCCTTGCGTTGTCTAGCTGTCTGCACATTGTTGAACGCACCTCGTCCAGCAGTATATAGGCAAGCATCAATACAGCTTGCTTGCTTTGCCATAGCGCATGAGTTGAATGACTTACCATCCACCATGATTTTGTAGGGTGTCATATACAAGATAGCTGTGAGATATTCAGAGCCATCACCCTTGATAGTTTTGGCGTTGGTTCCAACACCTAGTAGTTTATACGTTGACATTGTTAGCCTCCTCAATAGCTTCTAATTGTTCGTTGAACTTAGTCGCCATGTAATTCCAAGTCAAGAGCATAGCGATATTCATATCCATGCCTCGCATCTGTGATTGCAAAGCATCCATGTCCTCTGGTATTGCGGCTAGTCCGTTACGTTGCCATCTATCATACAT